ACGCGAACCTCTTACAGTATGTCCGGCTTCGCACGGCGGACATCGTGATGTTCAACTTCGGCTGGCTGCCCGTCCCTCAATGTTCCCACACGCTCTGAAATTGTCGTACCAAATCGAACACATATTCGTTGACATATTGCACAATAAACTAGGTACATTGTTGTTAAATATTTTTGGAACATAATTGTTGACAAAATCGAAACATCTGTGTTATAATATAGATAGTAAAAGAGGGAACGCAACACCTACAAGATTGCAGAAAGAAAAAAGAGGTATTAAAATGAAATATGAGTATAAAGTTATTAGAAAAATGTCACTATACGAGTTACAAGCGATTTGCATTGAAAAAGGTTGGTACAAGAGTGGCAACAATACAGAATATGAAAAAATGCTTGAGGTGACAAGAAAAGAAGATATTACAAGCGATGATGTTGTAGAAACCGCAATTGATATTATTGCGCATACCGATGAATTAAGTATGAACGATTTCACATATGTGTGTAATAAGATATTAGACGGTACGCATTCTCTTATGATTGAGCAATAAAAAAAGGAGAAAAAAATTATGAAAATCAGAACATTCAACGATTTCAAAAATCTTAGAGTGGGAACATGGATTAGCGATTACAATGGCACATATGAAGTTGTTCGTGCTTTTCGTGAATTTAATTCATGCATTGGGCTTTCAGAAGTAATATACAAAGACGATGAAAGCGATGAATACACACTCGGAACAGAAAATCCGAATGTAACTTTTAATGACATAAAGGACGCAGAAATCATTTAATAACAATAAAGGAGCAGAAAAAATTCTGCTCCTTTTGATTTTAGCAAAAAATTATCAATAATCAATAGTGTAAGCAATTGTTGGCAATTCGCGCATATAATCTTCATTTTCGCCCGAGCCTTTAAGAATCGGATAAATGCCGCCGTTCTCAAAAATCGGAATCACATTTCCATTGTCAATTACTGGGGAATCGCAACCGTCGTCATAGTTTGCTCTGAATGATGTTAAAATAGCCGGTTCGTCATTCGTGTTTATTTTGCTCCTAAGTTTCAGCGTAAAACTATCGCCATCAAATCTATTAATAGCAAAAGTCGCATCGTTCGGGTCTCCGCTTAAAATATATAATGGCGTTGTAACATCGCCATTGGTTTTATTAAGGTAGAACGAAAAATTATTCTTGTAATCGGTCATGTAAACGCTGAAAAATGCGAACATTGCATTGTTAAATTGCACTGTACACCAGTTTTCAAAGTACAAATTCGGTTCGGGCGGATTTACTATTGTGGATTTGTGACACCAAATCATGGGCTTGCCCTCTGCTGTATAGCGAACTGTATAGAAATCAGAAAGAGCGTCATAATTTTTCGCTGACTGATTAACAGTTGGATTTTTTCCAAATTCTAACGGTATAGGGGTAGAGATGAAAGAAATATCACTTCTAACTGGAACTGTAACAGACTGCATCGCTCCGCCGATAAAATCAGTAACACGCTTGAAATATGCTCCCGTGTTTTCAAGAAAATAACGGGGAATGTTTGTAATGTCATAACAGCGAATATCAGTAATTGAAATATTACCAGCTTTTGAACCGTCATCCACGCCAACCGTCCAGCGCAATGAATTTGAATAATCGAACATGTTCCACCACAAATGTTCAGCGTCGTCACTAATCAATTTAGTAGTTGGATAAATAACATCGTTCGCATTCGTAAACATTACGCCGTTTTCATTTGTAGTCTTATATTTTAGACTGATTAAATATTTATGACCGTTCACTAATGTGAATTTATTCGGACTTGCTGAATGAATGAACATATATGCGCTTTTTGTTGGGTCTTTTGCTGACCCCATTTTTAGCCACGCCTCAGAATTTTCAAAAGTGCATTCAAATGAACAGTTTCCGCCATATACAGTGTTATTTGATTGACCGGCATTTGTAGTACCAGCAGTAAAAAGCGAATTATTACATTTTTCATCTAACTTTATTGTATCAGTGCTACTTCTGATTCTGCCGTAAGTGTCAACTTTTACATTTGAAATGTTGTTAGTAGTGCCGTTCTGTTTATTGCGTGAATCAATATGAGGGATATAATTCAGAACATTTTTTCCGTGCGTATTAATGTCATGAATGCAATTATATGTCACATTACACCAATTCAAATTTAATTTTAAACCTGTTGTATTAATATTGCCCTTAACGCTTGTATTTTCCGCATAAATAACGCCGCCGTTTGAGCGAATCGCATAATCAGGGTTAATATACCAACAATAAGTGTCAAAATCACCGTTAAAATCTGCGGTTGGTTGATTTGTAAAAAGGGTGTTGCTGAAAAAGTTCGGAATGTTGTACAAGCAATAAACGCCGATGTAAAAACGGTCACAAGTCAAATTGGAAAAATAGTTGTTGCCTGTGGTGAGAACACAACAGCTATGCTTTAACTGCTTAACACATGCGGCATTCCACGGGTGAAAACCTGTAATCTTGTTGTCCCCCTGTGTAATTCTTGTGCCAACGATGCAGTCAACAGAAATGCAATCATTAATAAAGCTATCGCTCACACGCATTTCAAAGCCTACGCACTGCGTTTTGACTAAATCAATTTTTCCGTCAACCATTGATTCACCACGGTTATGCTCGGGGAAAACATCTTTCACTGGGTCATTCCAGTTATCATCAGTTACACCGTCATCGTTCGGGTCCATTTTTGCAACGATGTCATCATCGCCGTTTCGGCGTACAAAGCAATGAGTAATTGTGCTTTCAAAACCTCCAGCAAGCAAAATTCCACGCCTACAACCGAAAACATTAATGTTTGAAAATAATGTTCCAGCACTATACGGAATATACAAACCTGTATGCGCTTTTTCATGATTACACTCAATCACAACATTTGTCAAAGTCGTTTTTGCGTGGTGAATATAACTAGCGTTTTCCGTGCCTGTTGTTTTATACGAAAGAACATACTGCATTTTATCAGCGATAGCGGTAATTTTAGCGCCGTTGAAGTCCACAAGGCCGTCACTATTCGGAACTTTTGACATGTCAATGTCAATCGGTGTAGCTACGCCATAGTTTTTATATCTTGTGCCCTTAAAAATAAAATTTGTAGGATTTTTAAAACAGCAGTCAAGCGCTTTTTGTAATGCCACGCTGTCGTCTGTTACGCCGTCACCCTTTGCGCCGTAAATTTCAGGCGTAATAACTTCATTTACATTTGTCGGCATTAAATATAATCCGTTTACGGTTTCAATGCCTGAAATTGGCGCACTTTTCATAATCTGAAATGTACACGCTCCGCCGTCCCCAGGCGAATAATAACCGTTTGTGTGAACCGTTTGACCGACTGAAAAATGATAGGCAAGTGCATTTTGTGTTGTGTCAAAGTTAAGCGAAAAATAAGGTGTGATATACTTTGAAAGAATATTATCAAAAAAGCCATTGCTTGCCATTTCATCAAGTTTCTTGTTGACGGAATCCTGTACGCCACGGTTGAAATATTCATCAAGCAACTTTGCAAGTTCATTGTAAAGTTTGTTGAGTTCTGAAACATCTTCGCCCAGTTTGATAACATCATCACGCAAGCCGTTAACATATGTTACAAGTTTGCAAAGCACTTCATAATAAGAAAGCGAATCGTCATATACAAGCGGTAATACGTTTTGACACCAGAACATGAACGGCGCTGAGGTCTGAGGAATAGGCAAATTGATTGACATAAAAAATCACTCCTTTAATAAATTGTCATAAATAGGTCAGATAATTCATCAAGAATCATTGCATCAATGTTCAAGAATGTTCTTCTAAATTCATTTAACATTGCGGAATAGGTCTGCGCTCCTCTTTTGCCGAGGATATTTTCAACATAATCTTGTGTATTTGTTGTGTTTGTGTTTGAACTTAAATCACCCGTTGCAGTTCCTTTTCTTGATGAATCAGCGTTATCTGTTGAATTAAAAGTTTTATCATTCGTTGAAGTTTCCTGTCCTGATGTTGTTTCTTTGTTTGTAGCTGTATTTTTAGCTGTGCTTTTTGTTGTGTCAGTTGACGATGAAGTCAGTTCACCCGATGAAGTTCCTTTTGCGGTTGTTGTGTCCTCTGAATTTCCGTGCTTATGTCTTGCGTCAGTAAGGTAAGTAAGATTGTTCAAATTTCCGACTGAACCTTGCGGGGTGTCTGAATAATCATCATTATCGTTGTAAGTCTTTGAAGAAGTCGAGCTGTCAGAGGTCGAACCCGAATTAGAAGAAGATGAAGAATTTGTCAGAGTTCCGTCATTTTTATCTTCTGAGGTTGATTCTCCTGATGCCGTTCCCGATTTCGTCAGTTCAAATGCTGAATGTTCTGCGCTTGAAAAAGTATCTTTTTTAGTTTCTGTTTCGGTTGTGTTTTTTGTGTCTGACTGTGAAAAATCCGTGTTGCCTGTGCCTGCCGTGTTTGAAGTAGTTTTAACATCAACATCAATTAATGGATTGAATTTCAGCAGTTCACTTTTATAAAGCTGATTGAAATATGGCATTATTTCATTTAGCTTAGCATTAAGTTTTAATTTCCACACGCCGAGAGTTTCAAAGCCAATTTCCCTTAAATAATAATGACGGAGAATTTTCTTTTCAAGAGGAATTTTATAATCTTCGTCAAAAATTGGAAAATCAAAATCAAAAATCAACGGCGCAGATTTTGCGATTATTTCTTCGACTTTTGAAAGGCCTTGCGAATCTGTGCAACCGCATAGATTTTCGCATATAAAGCGCAATTCCGTTGTGTATTTACTCATCTTCTGCGTCTCCTTCGCTTAAATCTGAGCTACGATATTCGCAATTCACATTCAGACCAAACATAGCATTTATTTTTTCGCATGCCTGTTTTCGCATTTGCAATCTTGAATATCTGCTTGCGATAACTCCGCCCATGTTGTTTATAACCTCAGAAGATATCAGGCGTTCTTTTTTATTATAGGTTATATTTGAAATACCTAAATAAGTTAGAGCCTCGTTCCATATTTTCTCTTTAAGTTCATAAAGTAGCGGTGCATTAAAGGGCGCATCAGTCTTTAGCACTGACAAGGCTTGCTGGTCGAATTTGTCGTTTGCGAAAATAAACGGGGTGTTTCCCTCATATTGCATGTACATGTTTTGCATTGTCAAACGCTGATTATCATTGCATTTAATCAAAACGGGTGTTTTCTGTGCGTTTACATTAACATCAATTGTTCTGTCGATATTATACAAGCGCTTTGCAAAAATTGTAACATCATCGACTGAATTAGTTCGCAACATGTTGTTAAAAATCGGAACACTGTTTTCAAGTGTTAAATGCATATTATATCCGTTTGATGCATATGCCGTAATATCTGTTGGTATATCATACACATTAAAATTTCCGCCGAGCATACAACGCAGGCACAAGAACCCGACAACATCATCTTTGAAAAACACGGCTGAACCGTTTCCGAATAAAGCAAGTTCAAGAAATCTTTCATCAACTGTGTCAGGCAGTCCCGTCCATTTAAACATTGAGATTGAAAGCTCGGTTAATCGGCGAACATACTGAATGTAACTGAGGTTATTATCAAACATTGATTCACCTGTTAATGTTTTTTTCTTCTTTCGCAATTTGTTTCACTTCCTTATACTGAATTGTCAAGAGAATAGTTGCCAACCTCTGAACCGTTTTTCCAAAAAGTTATGCCGTTGTTATAAATAGAACAAATCTTTTTTGCATCGTCAGCTGGAACACTGCCCTTTATCGTGCAAGCAACCGTTTTAGTAAAAGTCCAGTGCGGTCGTACATTTCTGTTAGGGGTTTTCACTCTATGTGTAGCATAGCCAAACTTGTCGAAATAATCATCAATTGTATGCGCAATTTGTGGCGTTATGCATTTTGTAGTAACAACAAAATTGAGAAGTCCGAGCCAGTACGCAATCACGCCACTTGTCTGTCCGCTTGTTTGCGAACCCTGTAACTTTGCAGCTTCGCCTTCATTCATTAAATTAGCAATTGAGCCAAGCGTACTAAGGCCGGCACTTGCAACGGCGCCGGCAACATTTCCGGTTAATGCTCCGGTTGCTGCGCTCATTGCCATTCCATTGATTAAGTTCGGTAAAGTCTGGGTTTGGGTGCGAGCCAACCACTGGTCGTAGTAATTTGATGAAAATGAAATCGCGGGAAATGACGACATTGTGATTGCCTCGTCAGTATTTTCACCAAGATTTTTATAGTTTGACGGATAAAGAATTGCTGGTGAACCGCCCGACTTATCGCCGCACACATAAAATGTTGGTGTTGAATCTAAAAAATATTCAAATTTATAAACGGCTGAACCGCCCTGATTATTTGAAACATAAATAAATGTGTATGGATATTGAAGAAGTTTCTTATTTCGTGGAGCATATCCCGAAATCATCGCACCTGAATGAGTTATCAATTTTTTAATCGTAGTCGGAGCTATGTTGATAGCGACTGTCGAATTTGCGACTTTCGTTTGATGTTCTGCTTGATGGTCTGAATGCTGTCCGTCAAGTCCGATTCCGTATAAATAATTAACAAGACTGTCTGCATCGGTTTCAAATGTGTAAGTACCCGAAACAATTTTCTTGTCAAGCATTGTATAAACTGAACCGAGTATATCTTCATAAGTGTTCGGGTCGCATGTTGTCTGAACGACATAGTTAAGAGTTAAGTCGCTTGTTGTGCGGTTACCGAACACATATTCACCCACATTCACTGTTTCGGGGACAAGATTTTCGCCTATTTCATCAGATGCAGAATGTTCACGCTCGATAAAACATTCGCCTACTGAATAATTAAAAAACCATGTTTGCATCACATCAATTTCAAATGTGATTTCTGTTACGGCATTATTAACATACTCAACGCTTTTTATGAATGCGTAAAACCATTTAGAGCCAAAGCCCGAATTTTGAAACATTAAATAATTACAATCATAACATGCATCAGCCGATAGACCGACACGCATAGTTCCTTTATTCACTCTTTGGTATGTTTGAGCAGTCAAACTGTGCTTTGCAAGACCTGAAAAATAAGCAGATTGCGCTGAACTTGATGAAAAATAAATCGTATGCTCATATGACGGGTCAAGCGGAACATTTGAAAGCAGTTTGATGTTTGTTGAGGGTTCAACATACATTCTCATCACCTCGTTTGATAGTAATGTGTGCCAAGTTAAAAACCTGACACACATTATAAAAATTTAAGCTGTAATCGTAACAGTGCATGTTCCTGATTTTGTGTTGTCAAAAGTTGATGTTGCCGTGATAGTAGCGCTTGTGTCGGTAACAGATGCCGCAACAGTTACATGACCGTTAATGTCAACAGTTACACCGTCCGTGTCAGATTTCCAAGTTACAGTCTTTGGCGCATAGTTTTTTGTTGCAACCTCGACGGAAAGCTGAACGCTCTGACCTTTTTTGCATGTGATTGCTGTCGGCGAAACAGTAACAGATGTAACGCTCGGGACGGCTGGAACAAAAACAAGAGCGTTTGCAAATGGTGACATTGAAAATGTTTTCCAAGTGTGATAGAAATAGTTCCAGTACAACCCCTGGCCGTTGTAATTCTCCGTGAACTCGTACATATTATCAAAAATCATAAAGAAATTCTTGTCAACAAGAACGGCAGGGATTGCATTAAGCGCTGTGAGCGTGTCCTGTGACGGCTCCTCATAATTCGGGTCGTCTTTGAAAAGGGCATTCAGTCTTGCAACATCGAGCGTACCGAAACCGTCAATCAAAATTCTGTGTCCCATGAACTCAGCTTTTGACATGTTGAAAGCTGATGCCAAAACTTCAACATCAATTTCGCTGTCAAACTGTGAATTTACAAGTAAATACTGGTCGTCCTTGTCCGTGAAAGTCTGAACGCCAGCAGCATTATAGTTGTTTGACATGAATGTTAAAGCATTTGACACGCCTTTGATTTTTGTGACTGCACCTTTTGCATCGTTTGCATCAACTGTAATAGCTGAAAGTCTGCCGTCAAGAATTGCCTTTGCGAGCATGTACTTTGTTGTAACAAATTCGTCATAATTCGCCGCCGTGTACATAGCATTCACGATTTTTGAAATTAAATCAGTGATACCGTCCCATGACAAGAAAGCCTGATTCAAGTCCTTGTTCTGAATTGTTTGCTTGTAGAATTTCTTGTAATTCAGTGTGTGGAACGCCGCTCTGACATCGGGAATTTCTCTTGCGAAAACTTTGTTTTCGCTTTCTTCAACATCGTACTGGTGAGGGTTCGCAATGTTCACGAAAATTTCTTCAATTGTTTCGCCAAAGTCGATGAGACCTTTTTTGAACATTGAAAGTGGATTACTGTACATTTTTGATGTAATAATCACCCGTGCGATACGATTTACAAGGGCGTTCAAAAATTCGTTCTGCAACGGGGTGTACTGCATGATAATTTCGCCAATTCTGCGAATGCTTTCGGGTGTACTCTTTGCTGTAGGAACAAAATCACGGTAATTTGTGCTTGCTGAATTTCTGATAGCATTCAAAATGTCAACGCTTGATGCGTTAAGTGTTTGTGTTTTTGGAATTGTAGGCATTATTCTTCCTCCTTTTCATCGAATAAATCTTCTGTTGTGATTTTTTCGGCAGTTGTTTCATGAGTTTCATCATCATCTGCATCGTTAGTGTCAAAATTTACATCGCCGTTGAAAAAACGATGCATGTATTTCTTGCGCCATGATTCATTTAATTCATCATATTTCTTGTGCCAGTCCTCGTTATCCGAAGAGCTACTACTCACTGCCGAATTAAATCCGTTTGTTACATCGTCAACAAATTTAAGCGCTCTTTCTGAGGTGTCGTCGCCGATGAAGTCGTGAACAATTTCAATAAATTCTTCAAGTGTCATATTATCAACCTTTCATTATATTATTTACCAACATTTGAGCATAGGTATAATCAAAGTTGGCATTTTTTAAATTAGTAAAGCGTTTTTCGCCATTACCATATTTACCTCTTATAATATCGTTTGCAATTTTGTTATATTTTGTTTTTGCTGTTGCTTTTGCTGTTTTAGCTGATTTATTAATCATTTCATTGACAATAGATTGACAATAATTATAATCAATATTAAGTGAAACAAGTTTGTTTTTGCGCTCTGTTCCATTTCCGTATTTTCCGCTAATTACATCGCTTGCATATCGTTTATACACGTTATAATATTTATCGTGAATATTATCAATTGTTAATGTTTTGTTGTTAGTGTTTGTAGCTGATTTAAAATCAACATAGCATTCATTAATGTCAACATTTCCATTGATTCCGTTAACTCTTCCCGTTGATGATTTTTGCCAGATGCAAAATTCAGAGCCAACACCTGTAGGCTTATAGGAATAAGATGCAACCCATTTATATATAGCAGGATTCAAATATCCTGTATCTATGCGGTCAACAAATCCGCTAACAGCTGATGCATACACTCCCGACTTATAGCCCTTTTTGCGTAAATAACAACAAAAAATATTGATGCCGATTGTAACCGTTGTTCTTTCGCTTGTTGGAGTTGTTTCCACATCAATAAACAAAGGCAAATCAAAAGTTTTATTTTTTACAATATTATAAAAAACCTCTGCAAGTTTTTGCGCATTTTTTGCAGAAAAATCACGGTTAACGAAATAATAAGCGCCGATTTTTAAACCCGATTTTTTTGCACTTTCGTAATTTTCTGCAAATCGTGAATCGGTGTAAAAACCGCAATCATTTCCGCCAGCTTTAATAATGACAAATTCATAACCTGATTTTTTAACTTTGTTAAAGTCAATTTTTCCTTGCCACGCTGAAACATCAATCCCGTGTGTCATTTTCTTTGTCCTCCGTTTCATTTTTTAACTTTTGCAAGTATGGAGCAAAAAAGTTATTTAATGCTGGGTTTACTTCGCACAAATTTTCAAAACAGCTTATAATTTCCATAATGCAGATATAAATTGCAACTGACGGGAGAATCGGCAAATCAAACGGCAAATTTACAAAATTAACGCCGTAGTCAATTCCACCACAAGCAATTAGCGCAAGCAATTCCGCAAGTTTATGAAATAGTCCTTTGCGTAAAATAGTGCTGTCAAGTTTTTTGTTATAAATCGCTTTAATAAATCCCGTAAGAAAATCAAAGCAGATTAAAACAAATGGCACAATGTATAAAAAAATCAATTCACTCACCACCTTTTATTTATATTATAAAAGGGTATTGACTTTTTTGCAATACCCTTTATAATTAAATTATAGATTAAATAAATCGAGGTGAAAAACAGCACAATTGAGTACCTTTTATGACGGAACAAAACTACTTTCAATGCGTGACATTAACGGCAATAAACCTGAAATTTATTTGTGTACCTCTAACCGTAGCGCTGGTAAAACTACCTTTTTTAATAGATATTTTGTAAAACGCTTTTTAAACTATGGTGAAAAATTTGTGTTAATTTACCGATTTAAATATGAATTGGATTCCATTGCTGAGAAATTTTTTAACGGCGTAAAATCTTTGTTTTTTACTGACTATAATATGACTGCTAAATCCAAAGCTGGCGGAATGTACTACGATTTATTATTGTCAAAAAACGGTGATTCAAAAAGCGAAGTGTGTGGATATGCAATAGCGTTAAACTGTGCAGACCAAATCAAAAAATATTCGCATTTGATGAATGACGCACAAAGAATGTTATTTGATGAGTTTCAATCCGAAACAAATCACTACGCCACAAATGAATTGAATAAATTAATCAGCGTACATACTTCACTTGCTCGTGGAGAGGGCAAGCAATGCCGTTATTTGCCAATTTTCATGTTATCGAATAATGTTAGCTTGTTGAATCCGTACTTTGTAGCGCTGGGCGTGTCAACCCGATTGCGTGAAAACACTAATTTTTTAAGAGGGAACGGCTTTGTGCTGGAACAAGGTTACAATGCATCGGCATCTAAGGCGCTTGAAACTTCTGCATTTAATCAAGCTTTCCAACAGGCTGATTATGTAAAATATGCATCGCAAAAATCATACCTAAATGATAACACGGCTTTTATTGATTCGCCAAAAGGTAAGTCAAAATATTTATGCACTATTCGATTTAAAAATAAAAATTTCGGGGTTTTTGAGTTTGCAGAAGAAGGAATTATTTTTTGTTCCGATAATGCCGATGTTTCGTATCCGCTTAAACTTGCGGTTACAACTGAGGATTTAAGAATAAATTATGTAATGATTAAGAAAAATGATTTATTCATTTCAAATTTACGCTATTATTTTGACAACGGGTGTTTTCGTTTCAAAAATTTGTTGTGCAAAGAATGTATTTTATCAACTCTATCTTATTGATTATCACATTTTTATAAAATTAATGTGAAAGACGGGTTGTACTGATTGATTTCAGCCGTTTCTCTGTCGGCTTTACACACTGCTTTAATTTTTAAAAATGATTCGATAATACAAAAAAGCACTTGCAATTTGCAAGTGCTTTTTAATTTTCATGTCATTGTGTAAAATGTTTCGGTTAGCAAAACACCTCCATTAATTTGCACTGGGCGCAATTTAAGAGGAACACTCAACCCAGCTTTAAAATCCTTTATTGTGCGTTTTTTCTTTAAAAATTCTTTTGCATCATCATTCATATTAAGGTCAGAAATGTCAACATCTGCGCCGATTGATTTTAAAAATAATGTCTTGCATTGTTCCGGCATACCAGCGCATTTGACATTATAGAAAGGCTTGTCAATCGGTTTCAAATTTTCTGCCGTAATGTGTTCTATATAGGTTTTCTGGCGAACAAATAAACCTTTGTCCCAACAGCTTTCAAGTTTCCAGCAAAGAAAATTTTTATCGTCAACCGTTATTCCTTTAATTTCATTAGGACTGCAATTACAGTGTATGCTATCAGTGTCGGCATATATGAAATTGTTATAATTTTTTTGCGCCGCACGGATAGTGAAATTTCTTGCATATGAAGTAATCGCAGAACCCACGGGAATATAAAAGGGTTTTTTGTCACAAGCGTAAACGCCATAAAACCCAAGCGACAAATCATCTTTAATGTATGCAACTTTAAATGAACTATCGGTATTTGTTGCTGTTTTGCCGTACAAATTATTTAAGTATAGTTTTGCTAATGTTTTTTTAGCTCCTTTACTGCTTAATTTTATTTTTTTATATTTATTTATATAGCTGTCAAATATTCCTATTGCTTTATTAAAATAACACCCGTCAAGTATTTCAAAATCTATCAAATTGTAATGCTCTTTGATTAATTCAAAATCGGTCATAGTTAATGTTAATATAACTTGCGTATTTTGTTCATTTCCGTTTATGTCTAAATATTTTTTATAATATTTGTTTGTTTTTTTATCGTAAAAATCAGATGTTTCAAGCCATTCAGTACTCTTATAGCGAAAAGTATTTTTAATCTGAATGCAAGGTAAAAAGCCTTTTTTTAAATAAAACCGTGTTTTAATACGAATAAAATAATATTTTTCCTTTGCAATTTCAGGAATATAATTCCCACTCCAAAATGTTGGTAATCCTACTGGATAATAATTTCCGCTTTCGCTATGCATGACAGACGGATATAAACTGTTGACATCTGCTGTTGTCCCATTGTTGTAGATTTTATTTTCGCAGCCTTTTTTTAAATAACACCAACCGCCTTTATACGATTTTCGTACATATTCATCTGCATTTTTAAACTCTAATGGAACATTCACACTATATTCAGCAATGTTAGGATATAAATGCTCAATTAAGGGTTTAGTCATTAAGTTTTTATATTCATTAAGACAACAACTTCCAATCGTCAAACTGTCATGTTTTTCATCGAACATAATTTCGAGTGCCTCTTTAAGTACAAGAACATCGTTTTTTATGTATTCTTGTTCTTCGGGGGTGATTTCACAACCAGCATATCTATAGCCCTCATATTCCATTTTTAATTTTTTATGCTCCGTGTCAAATGATTTACCGATTGATTCAAGACTGAAAGGCAATAATTTCAAGCTATCACGAATTTCAATAATTTTATTATTTTTCTTGATGATTATATAATACCATTGCCCCCGTTCGCTTATGCTGTATTTTATAGTGCTATTTTTCATGTCCTTAGTTTCAAGCCACCGTACAAGAGACCCGTCAGCATTCATTTTTTCATATGCTTGTGAATACTTCAAATCTTTGAGCAAATACGACAAAATAAAACTTCCGTCAAATTTTAAGTTATGAAAATACATTTTAATGTTTTCATTTAAGCCGAAAAAATAATTAAAGAAGTCATGAATGCTGTGCATTATTTTAACATCTTTTTTATACAATTCGCAGAAACAAGCAGACCAAACTTCCGTGAAAGTCTGTCCCTTAAAAACAGTCGTTTCAAAATCACACGCATAGATTTTAAATTTTCTTGCTTTCATAGTTAATCACTTCGCATCATATCTCGTTGACTTGGAATTTCGCCACCGTTGAAAATCAGTGCTAATTTACTATAACTAGCGCTATAATCTTCCACGTCTTCCTGTGAACTTGCATACATTACAACATCTAACGCCTCATTTATAACATCGGCATTTTGTTCTAAATATTTTTCAAAATCACTTAAAGCGTTAGCATTTGAATACGCTTGCTTTGTTCTTTGAAAAATTTCTTTCAGTTTTATTGCTGAGTTTTCGCCGTGTGTACTACGATAATGTAAATAACGCCAATCGTTTTCAACAATAATTTCATCAAGCCTATTTTCAACGCTTTCAATTGCAGAATAGACTGGAACGGGGTCGGGTCTCGGTTGGTTTTGTTCTTTTCTTGCTTTTCGTGTTTGTGCGGCTTTTTTCGCTCTTGCTTTACGCTCAATAGATTGGCCGACTTTACCACTCACAACTTTTCCGCTTTCATCGTCTAAATATGTGCTTCCTTTTTGAGCATAGATATTTAATTTTTTTATGCTTTCGATTCTCTTTTTTGTAATTCGTTTCGGCTTTTCAGACGGCAATATTTCTGATTTATCAAATCTAAACCCTCTTTTTTCAGCCGCTTTAATTCTTCGCTTTAAATTTTTAAGTGCTTTTTCGTATTCAAGTTGATTTAATGTTTTTTTCTTTTTCATCATATCCACCAACCTTTGAAAATTAAAGCCCCGTCAACCTAATGTACGGGGCTTTTTTGTAATTATTTCATCACTTATACTAACGAGCAAGTGATGAAATGCTTTCCGCTGTAGTTCTTGCTTTCTTTCTTGTAAAATTCGATTTCAAACGGCTCTGCTGTGTCAATCATTTCGTCAAAAATATCAACAAATGATGAAATAGCACTGTCGGAACCTGTGTAGTATTTTGTACCCGACTTGTCAACAATGACCATTGTTTTGTAGTCCTGTTCATTTTCGGGAAGTTTTTCGTTGTGTATGCTCAAATAAGCGTAGAAATCGGGAGCAATAACAAGCGGTTTCTCAGGTTCAACCGCCTTGTCAATTGCAATTGCAGAGGTTAAATCTTTCAACTTGATTTTTTCCCTTGTGGTGAGTTCCTTGCTACTTTCAGTAATAGATGTTGTGTAATTTGTCATGTCAATATCTCCTTTATTATTCTTCTTTCATCGTCGCTTTTTCGATAAATTCTTGTTCGGGCATTTCATAACGCCTTTTAATTTCGGTGTACCCTTTCAGTGCAAGATATTTAATGATAGTGTTTCCTATCTTATGTTCTATGCGCTTTTTAAGAGTTTTTTCGTTTGTGAACTTTCCAGCAATTTCAACGAAAATTGTCTGTGTTGTAAAATCTTTCATATTTGCAACAACAACTTCACATCTTGTAACTGAAATAGTTCTGCTAACAACTCTTGCTCGTGGCATTTTAGCATCTCCTTTCATTTTAAATTTGCAATTGTATTATTTGATTTCTTGACTTTGTGAAGAGCAAGAATTATTAATCTATGGAATGATTCCAACATTCAATACATGAACATTTGCAATCATGTTTATCACACAGCCCCAGCATATATGGGCAAATGCTGTCAGGTACTCCAGATTCAGTAAGTTTCGCATTCGGATAATTTTTCAAAAATTCTGACAAGTATGTTTTTGGCGGGTGTTCTGCGCACCACACCTGCACCAAAAATATAGCCTGTTTTGTGTGGAGCATTTCAAAATCTCTACACGATATTTTTTCACCGTTATTAAACCGACTCAATGGACATTCATGACATGATATGTTACATCTCTTTTCACAGGTTGATTTCGTCATCCGATTTTTTTCGGCGAAATAATTATAAGTTTTAGAACAGTCACTCATTTTTTATTCTCCTTTTCGTTATTTTTTCCGCCCTCTGTTTTTTCTAAAATTGAATAAGATTCTACCTTCTTCGGGTGTGGTGTTTACAGTTTTTTGCATTCACGATAGCGTAAAGTCATATCATCAAGTTTCGTAGTCTCAATAACTCTGCTATCCCCAGTTAAACACACTGGGCAATACATGTGTGGTTCACCTCTCTTTCACTATCTATATTATAACACAGATGTTTCGATTTTGTCAACAATTATGTACCAAAAATATTTAACAAGAATGTGCCTATTTTATTGTGCATTATGTCAATGAATATTTGTTCGATTTTGGTACGACGTTTACAAGGCTTGTGGGAACATTGAGGGACGGCGATTTTATTTAAGCATAGCTT